TCAGCGCTTCTTAGCCGCCGCATGGACCTGCTTCCGGGCCTCGGTCCAGAGGTCGTAACTGCCGCTCTTTCCCAGCTCGGCTAGGGTCTGATTGAACTTAGCGACAGCCCCTTCGGGCCCGTCGCCGCTGTCGAGCCGGGGCGCGGTGAGTATCGCGGCCACGATGAAGTGCCGATCTGCCAAATTGAACCCGTCGTCAGCCATTGGAAGCTCCCTTAATTCGCGGCCTAGATGCGCCGCCAGATGGCAGTTAAGCGCCAATAATTGGCCGCTCATAGCCCCTCTGGCTATCCTGCGCCCACCTTACTTGGGTCCACTGATTAGCAGCTCCCTGGCGTCGCCGGCGCCGCTGCTGTTCTTGCTGATCGTGTACGTCGTGGCCACCGGCTTGAGACGGCAGCCCTTGAAGGCCGCCCGGATCTCCGGCGTGTCATTCAGGCTGACCAGAAAGCGGCCCTTCAGGCCGCGCAGCCGATCGGCCAGGCGGCCGAAGTCCTCGGCCGACCACAGGCCCTTGCCGTAGCTGCCCTCGCTGCCGTGATACGGCGGGTCGCAATAGAGCAGCGCGCCCGGCCGGTCGTAGCGGTCGATGAATTCCGCCCAGGGCAGCCGCTCGATGGTCACACCGGCGAGGCGTTCGTGCACCGCCTCCAGGATCGGCGCGAGCTTGGTCACGTCGAAGCGCGCCGGACCGTAGGAGACGCCGAAGGTCTGGCCGATAACCCGGCCGCCGAACGTCGTGCGCTGCAGGTAGAGGAAGCGGGCGGCGCGCTCGAGATCGGTGAGAGTGTCCGGGTCGACTTGGACCAGGCGCTCGAACTCCGCCCGACTGGTGAGCTGCCATTTCACCATCTCGAGGAAAGCCACGTAGTGGCGCTGCAGCACCCGGAACAGTGTCACCACGTCCTGGTTGATGTCGTTGATGACCTCCGCCCGCGCCCGGAACGGCCGCCTGAGGAAGACGCCGCCCTGACCGACGAAGGGCTCGCCGTAGAGGTCGTGTGGGATGGCGGCGATCGCCTTGACGATCGTCTCGGCGAGATTGCGCTTCCCGCCGATCCAGGGCGCCACCGGGCGCGCCGGGCGTGCAGGAATAAGACTCGACTCTCGGACCATGTTGCTCTCGATTTGACCCGCCCCTGCAGGGGTGGCGGGATGGCCATGGCTGGCCGGCTGTGGTCGTGCGGAGTCCTACTTCCGCGGTTGACGCGGTTGGCGCCGCGTTGCCCCCGCCCGGTCATGAGCGGGGGAGTTTTTAGATGGCGTCGCTCTGGCAAGCGATCGTGGGCCGCCTCGGCCCCGGAGTGTTCTGGTTCCTTTGGTGCACGACTTTCGGATGGGCGCTGGCCGTGTGGTGCACTGCTATCCCGCCCGAGTCGGCTGGCGTGAAGCTCGTCGCCGCAATCCTCGGGCCCGCGGCGGGTGCCGCTCTGGCGGCGGCGGCCACGCTCCGAGTGATGCGCGAGACCGGCAAGCGGGATGCGCGCCGTGCGGTCAACCATCTGCGCGCCGCCGTAGAATCGGTCGAAAGGCTCTTCTGGGACCTCATCGAATCGCGCGACCTTGAGGCAAAGAAGTCCGATCGCGAGGTAATCGAAGACCTGATCAGAGGGCGCCCAGCACTGAAGCCGATGCTCGAGCTCGAAGGAGCTCTGCATGTATCCGACACCCTCACTGGCGCGCATCTCTACAGGGACGTCTCCGCCTCGTTCACTGCGTTGCGTGAGCTGCTCGATCTGCTGGGTCCGGCCGAACGCCGCGATCCCGCGACGGCAGGTGAATTGGCCAAGGCGATCAACCGATTTCGCCTGCTGCTGGGAATCCTCGGCCGCCAGAAGAATCGGCTCACCGAACTCGCCACCGAGATGGGCTAATCGACAATGGATTACGTGATCGATGCCCAGCGCGCCGGTGAGGCGGTCTACGAATACATCCGCCGCCGGAAGTACGAGCTCGTGCACGGCGTCGACGGCGAGGTGCTGGACTTCGCGCACAACAAGCTGGTCGACGATCTCTGCCGCCGGATCGCCACCGATGTCGGGCTCAAGCTGGAAGCCGAGCCGCGAGCGCTGCGCGCGCTGCTGGCGGCGCGTCTCATGGTCTTCCTCGCCAACACGACGACCGACCCCGAGGCCGAGCTGATGCGGCTGCCGGCGGCGCCGGCGGATGGCGCACTTGTCGCCACGCTGTTCCGGCGCTTCATCGTGAAGATCCGTCTGCCACGCGACTGGAACGGCCAGCCCTACAGCTCGCAGCCCGGACGCTAGCGGAGCTCGAGTGACGGTCATGCCGATCGTCTCGCTGGGCTCGCCGCGTCGAACTTGCCGATCTCGTCGCCCCAAGGCACGAAGCCAGGCCGGGTCTCGCGCGCGAACATCTCGAGCCGCGGCCCCGGCGCGTAGCGCACGATCCGCTCGGCCGCCTCGTCGGGCTTCCGGCTATGCTCCCGGATCGGCGCGAAGATCGCCTCCTGGACATCGGCGTGCAGCCGCTTCGGGCTGCCGCGGCGACCGAGGAGACAGGGCTCGGTGTTCTTCCGCGTCGTGTAGCCGGTCGTCATGTGCACGCTGCGCCTGGTGATGAGCTGGCCGCTGTGGTTGCGGCGGAGCTTCACCCAGGTGAAGCCCATGCTGGAGTACTCGAAACCCCAGGCCTTCAGGACGCCGAGCGCGATCTCGAGGAACGGCCAGGTCGTCCACATGAACAGCCAGCTCGAGCGCGCGGCGACGTCGCCGACAGGCAGGGCGCGGATCTGGTCGATCGACATCGTCCGATAGTGCCGATCGGGTAAACGCGATCCCTTCGCCGGCTGACGGCCGCGCGTGGCGTATCGCCAGGCCGGGTCGGCATAGACGACCTTGAAGCCGCCCTTCGGCGCGATCGCCGCGAGCTTGGCCGGGGCATTCATGCCGTTGCAGGAAAGAGATCGTCGAGTGGATTTGCCGCCGCCTTCGGCCGGCTGCCGAAGTTGCGCACGGCGCGCACGGCGACCGGCCGCGGCGGGCGGGCCTGCGGGTAGTCTTTAGCCTTCTCCATGCGAACGAGGGCGACGGCCGCGGCGGCGCCGGCCAGTGCCAGGTTGACCTGCTCGAGCAGCCCGGCCGGAAGCTGTGCGCGGAACCGGAAGGCGATGGCGTAGAGGGCGTGTCGCTCGCGCATGGTGATCGGCTGGCCCTTGGTCATCCGCAGATGCAGCGCCCTCGAGATCTCGCCGGCGCGGTTGACCAGGCCGAAGCGCACCGCCTGGAGCGCCACGATGCAGGCCCGGTCGAGCTCGGTCATCTCCCCGCGCCAGGGTGCGGCGCTCTGAACGGCGGCGGCCATCATTCCTCCTCCGGAATCGGGTCGTACATGCGCTCGTCGTCGTCGATGGCGATGATGTCCGCCTCGTGCATCGAGCGCGGCTTGACGCCGATGACCTTCAGCGGCTTGGCGTAGGTCTCGCCGACGCCGAAGGCGACGTGGGTGCGCTCGGCATCGCCGCCCAGGCTGAGCGGCGGCAGCGTGCCGGCACCAAGGACGATCGCATGGGGGTTGCCCGGCACGGCCGTCGCCTCGAACGGGCCGGCGATCTCGCCGTTGCGCTTGCGCAGGGCAACGTACTTGGTGCCGGGCTCGCTGAAATCGAAAGGATGCGAGACCACCAGCGTCCGGGTGCCCTCGTCGAAGGCGATCGCCTCGGCGGCCTGTCCCCAGCGCGGCATGTCGTGCGAGAGCCGGATCGGGTCGCCGTAGAGCAGCAGCAGCCCTTCCATCTCGGTGCCGAAGTTGACGACCCGCCGGCGGTAGCGGTTGGCTCGGATGAACATGTAGCCGACGTGGCGCGCCTGCCCGCGGTTGGTGCAGCCGAAGAGCTGGAGCGAGGACGGGTTCTCGGCCGTGCTGCCCTCGAGCGCGACGGAGACCGTGGCCTGCTTCCAGCTCCGCCGGTCGATGTACTCGACGTCGACGGCGTCGGCTGTCTTCTCGTCGGGGAACTTGTAGGCCAGCTCGAAGGTCGACTTCCGGATGTTGCGCGGCGTGAACATCATCGCCGGCGCCGTCGACGGCAGGTCGCGCACCAGGCGCACCTTCGGCCCCTGGATGATCGGCTGGGCGACGACACAGCGGCCGATCTTCGAGAGCGCTTCCCAGCACGTGCTCGTCGTGTCGAAGACGGCGTCGAAGGTCCAGCCCTTCTCCTCGTAGTCCGCCTTGTGGGCGTAGATGCCGGCGAGGTCGACCTGACGCTCGGCGAGACGCGCGCCGTTCTGCGCCAGGCAGACATAGGCCGCGGCATCGCAGGGGCTGCGCGTCGCCACGAGCGCCTCCGTCATCGCGCCTTCTTCCTCGTCCCAGGTCGGCAGCTTGCGGGTGCCGATGACGTTCACCTGCTTGCTCGACTGGCCCGACAGGTTGCCGGTCGCCCGCGCCTTGAAGGCGAGCAGCGACACGCCCTCGAAGGTGCGGGTGCCGGGCTGACGGCCGCGCAGGCCGAACCACTGCACGGCGTTGCCGGCGCGCGCGTCCGTGTCCTTGGCATCGGTGCGGCGCATGCGGGCCTCGTAGCGCCCGGTGGTCGCGAGGTCGTAGCTGCGGGTCCAGCGCTGGGGCGTGCGCGTCGCCATGCTCTCGACGATGGTGTCGAGCAGCGTCCAGGTGCCGGCGCCGACCGGGTCGCCCTCGTCGTCGATCTCCCGGACCTCGAGCTGCAGCGTGAAGCCGCGCGCGTCGAGGCCGCCTGAGTTGTTGGCGTAGTAGAGGCCCTCGGGCGCCACATAGTCGACCTGGAGATGCTCGATCTCGGTGGTCGCCGGGTTGACGATGAAGGGTCCGCGCCAGGGCGAGCCGGCTTCGCTGCCGGTGAGCTCCACCTGGGCGATGTCCTTGCTCACAAGCATCATCGGGTCGACCAGTGCCGTCGGCACCGTGCCGCCCGGGGGCACGAGCTCCCAGTCGATCTCCTCGTAGTTGCCCGCCGGCGTCTCGCCGATATTGACCTGCTCGAGCTCGAGCTCGCCCTGCGTCAGCGTCAGCAGGTAGTGGAGATACTGCTCGTTGCCGCTGAAGGTCTGGTAGGGCTCGTGCGCGAAGTCTGGGTAGATGCGGTGGCGGCCGAACAGCTCCGGAATGGGCTGGCCGAGCCGCGCCGTGTTGCCCTGGGCCTGCAGGCTGTAGGTCGGGCTCGCCTGGGCCGAAGTGCCGCCGAAGCTGCCGCCCGTCATCTGGCTGGTCGGCGTCGGCGGCTGCACGAACAGCGACATGATCCCGTAGGCCACTGCGCTGAGCGCGAGGCCGACGATCGCGCCGCCGACTGCTGCCCCCAACGCGGAGCCCGCAGCAAATCCAAGAGCCGTTCCGAGCATCGGCCCCAGCACCGGCACCGCGACGGCGATCGCGATGGCCAGCACGACCCCCAGCGGGTTGGAATTGCCGCCGCCGGCCGGCAGCGCGTGGAAGGTGACGACGTCGCCCTCCCGGATCACGGTCTTCGACCAGTTCCGCCGCAGCACCGGCCTGCCGTTGTGGAAGCACACGGTCGGCTGGACGAAGTCGCGGGCGCGCCGTCCGGCCGCCAGCCGCACCGAGGTGTGCTGCCTGAGCTCGCGCCGGCGGCTCACGAAGCGCCGGATGGTCATCGGGCGCCGCACCTGGTGGACCGCGCGATCGCGCCACTCGAAGGGATTGTGGAGATGCAGCACGACGCCCATCAGGTCCGCTCCTCGCCAGCAAGGTCCTCGATCGGCCGGTAGACGCCGGTGATCCGCCAGTCGCCCATCTCGAGATGCAGCGGCGACTGCAGCGCGGCGCCGGCGCCCTCGCAGCAGTGCAGCACCGACCCGCCGCCGACATCGTCGACCCAGATGCCGATATGGTGCGGGTGGGTCTTGCAGGTCATCAGCACCGGGTCGCCGCTCCGCGCCTCGCGGCGTGCGCCGTGAAGATCGGCCGCGACCTTCCGCCAGCCGAAGGAATCCGGCCGGTCGCGGAACAGCTTCAGGCGCGCGATTCGGCCGTCGGGCCGGTCGATCGCCTCGATCCAGCGGCCGAACTGCTCGAGCTGCACGTGCCGGAAGTAGGTCCAGCAGTTGAAGGCGCGAGGGCCCTCGCCGTCGCGCTCATAGGCGACATCGAGGAAGCGCTCGGTCCAGTGCGGGTCCTTCGAAGGCGGCAGCCGCGCGGGCTCTCGCGCCTCTGAAGGCGCTGCCGCCCGCCTGAGCTCGCGTCGCTCGCTCATAGCCCGATCAGCCCCGCGAACTTCGCGGCCTTGTAGAGCTCGCGCGGGAAGGCGACGGCCAGGTCGGCGCCGGTATTCGCGCGGGCGGTCACGCGGAACACGCCGACCTTGACGTCGGCCAGGGTGTAGACCGGCGGCACCAGCGTCTTGGGCCCGCTGCGATCGCCGTTGCGGTAGGCCCTGTAGCAGATCTCGATCTTGCGCCCGTCGGCGACGGCGGCGTCGAGCTGGTCGGTGATGTCGCGGCCGACATTGTCGATCTCGATCTGGATCTGGGGCCTGGGCGAGGTCTCGATCGGTGCCAGCGCGAACGAGAAGGCGAGCGAGGCGAAGGTCACCACCTCGCCGCCCTTGACCGGTGCCTCGTCCTCGAGCGTCGCCGTGAAGTCCTGGTGGTCGTGCACGATGAAGATCGACGTCGGTTCCTCGTCCTCGTCGATGAAGGTCGGATGCCTGATCTCGATCGTGTGCACGACGATGTCGTCGTCGCCGGTCGGCGCCGAGGCGTAGGCCTCCTTCAGGGCCTCGTCGATCTCGGGATCGCTCATCGTCAGTCCGGATCGATCTGGATGGCGTTGCCGCGGATGAAGAGTTGGTCGATGCCGGCCTCGTCGTAGCCGGCAGCGGTCAGCAGCTCGACCAGCGTGGCGCTGGCGCGGGGCAGCGGGTCGAGGCGCTCGAAGGCCGTCATGACCAGTTCGCGCTTCACTGGATCGGCGATCGCCGCGATCACGTCGAGCACGACCTGGTGCTTCTGGTCGATCTTCAGGATGGCGTGTGCCTTCCAGTTGGCGATCGAGGGCGGGACGCGGGGTTTCGACAGCTCTGCGACGACGCCGGGATCGTCGGCGTAGTACGCCTCACAGGCCTCGTCGGGCCGAGTACCGCCGTGGCTGCGGATCGAGCCGTCCTCGTTCCTGACGACGAACAGGACCGGCTTGGTGGCGTCGATGATCTCTTGATCGGTGAGCATGGCTACCTCCGCGACCAGGTGAAGCCGTTGGTCACGCAATTGTATTGATCGACGACGGTCGATTGCGCGCGGGCCGCGATCTTTCCGTCGCTGCTCGTCCTCAGGCTGATGTGAGCCATCGCGACGAGAACGCCGGGATAGTGGCCCATGTTTGCCGAGCCGCCGTTCGATGCGTCCGTCGTGACGGCTATGTCGGTTTCACCAACCCGCGTGATGCGGACATTCGTGCCTGTCGTGGCGTCATAGGTCTGCACCGTGACATGGGCCAGAACCGAAAATACCTTCGGCACGCGGATCGCATCGGTGCGGCGGGTAGTGGTGAGGGTGTTCGCATGGAAAAAGTCGATGACCGGCGTCGCCCACCAGAGCTCGAGCCCGCCGCCAGCGGTTTCGTAAGTCGTGAACGCCGCGATCGCGCCGGCCGTGCGCTGGATGAAACCGATGGCCCGCTTCTTCGTGTAGCCCGTCGGAAGGACGAGAGCGGTGTCGGCCTTCTCAGCAATTACGGCGGTGGCACCGCTCGTAGGGTTCTTGATGGCGTACATCAGATAGTCGTGGTTGCCGATCGCCGCCGCAGGACCGAGCATGCCGGAGGGCGTTGCGCCGTTGTCTGGGGCCCAGACGACGTCGAGCTGCTTCGTGGTGGCGGCGATCGCGATCCACTCGGTTCCGTCGTCTGACATGCAGCCGCCGGCGGCAACGTCGATGTCGTTGGTCGGATCGGTCCCGTTGTTCTGATAGGTCAAGCCGAAGATCGTGCCGGTGAATGGGGACACGTATTGAGAGCCCAGAGTCGCTGCCGATCGAGCCATCAGCACCGAACCATCTGCCCCGACCGGAATCCGAGTGGCGGCTGTACCGTCATGGCCAACTTGATCACCCTTCGTGGTGACAGGCGCCGTCGCATCAGCGCCCTTCGCCGCGAACTTCGTCCACTTCGCCGCGTCGGCCGCAAAGGTTGCGCCGGCGACGTGCGGCGTGTTGCAGTAGTAGCTCTCGCCGGCGAACGTGACGGCCGTCGCCGGCGGACCGACCACGCAGTTGAGCCCGGTCGCCCAGGCCACCGGCGGCGAGAACGGCACGACGCCGGCACCAGCCGCCGCCGCAGCCTCGGCCGTGATGCGCGCCAGCGTCTTGACCGGCCCGGCTTCGGTGTCGATCAGCGAGTCGTCGCCGGCGGCCGGGCCGTTGACGAACTGGTCCACCTTGGCGGCATTGCCCTGCGTCAGCGCGACGGCGGCGGCGAGATCTGTCTGGAGGCTCATGTCGGCATCTCGTGTTCGACCAGGTGGGTGAAGGCGTCGATCGTCGCGAACAGCAGGGAGATGTCGCTGTCGATGACGATGGCGGTGGCGCCGGCATCGAGGACGGGCCGGTCGCGGATCTCGAGCGTGGCGGAGATGCGCCACCATTCGGCATTGGCGTCGGCGCTGCCGTTCCAGGGGCTGGACTTGTAGGGGCCGCGGAAGCGCGCCTCGTGCGTGACCAGGCCGAGCCCCGAGAGCAGCGGAATGTTGAAGAAGGCGGCGCCCTCGGCGGCGTCGTTGTAGTACCAGCCCTCGAAGATCGCGAGCTGGTAGCGCGTGAACTTCCAGACGACCGGGAAGTTGGTCGGCGTCCTGGTCCAGCGCCTCCGGTGGCGCGCCGGCCCCGAGTCCATGTCGGTGCGCGCCACGCCCTCCTGCGGCTCGATGCCGTAGCCGGAGATCGTCGGCAGCGTCAGCCGCGACGTCGGAAAGTTGATCGACGTCGTCACGAGCGCCCCCGTGCCTCGAGACCGAACGTCCCGGCGATCGCGCTGAATACGCCGCCGCGCTGGCCGACGATGTCGTCGGCGATGCCGTCCTTGAGCTGCTCGAAGAAGATGTCGACCCGGTTGTTGCCGCCGCCCAGGTCGGTCTCCTGCACCCGCTCGCGATGCCCCTCCGGAGGATGGACGTGGATTTCCACGCGCCGATCGGCGCCGCCGCCGCCCGCCATGAGGCGACCGAGGTTCCAGCGATGCCTCGGGTCGTCGCGCGTCAGCACTTCCTCGTCGGCGAGAAGAACGGCGGCGCGTTCGTTCGGCGCCAGCATGCCGCCGCCATGCAGGCGCGGCGCCGTCGCCAGCATCCAGGCCGGCATTGCGCGCGCAGTGCCGCCATCGCGGCCGACGATGCCGCCCTCGTGATAGGTGTAGCCGGTGCCTGGTCCGACGCCGTCGCCGCCACCGCCGCCGCCGCCGAAGATGCTTCCCCAGTTGATGCCGCCCAGCCACTTGGCGATCGGGCCGGTGACGTTGTTGCGCATCGTGAGGCGCAGCAGGTCGGCGGCCATCGAGTTGACCATGTTCGACCAGGTGATCTGCCCCGTCAGCGCGATCTGGACGAGCATGTCCTCGACGGAGCGCAGGCCCGACATCATCCCCTGGGCCGCGGCCTGGCCGGCGTTCATCGCTTCGTCGGCGTAGCGACGCAGGCCCGCGATCATGCCGTCGGTGGCATCGCGGCTCGCCTCGAGGCGGCGCTGCTCGCTCTCCCGGGTGGCCTCCTCGACGGTGCGTGCCGTGAGCAGGCCGGTCGCCTGCAGCTCCCGAAGGCGCTCCGAGTCCTGCTCGTAGGCGACCTGCGGATCGTACTGCCGGTTGAGCTGGTTGGCGTCGCGCCGCACTTGGGCCTGCAGCTCGCGGCGCGAGAGCTCGTCGTACTTCGCGATCTGGCGTTCGGCCGCGGCCACGATGGTCGCGCTGCTGGTGGCGGCGGCCTGCGCCCTGAGTTCCTCGGCATAGGCCGCGACCTTGTTGGCGCGCTCGGTCTCGCGCGCCGCGGCCGACGACCGGCTCTCGGCCAGCACGAGCCGATCGAGCGCGGAGATCTCGCGGGCATAGGCCTCGTTCTTCTCGGCCGCGGTGGCGATCGCCGTCGCCGCCGCCTCCTCGAGCGTGCGCTGGGCGAACTCACCCGCGCTGCCGCCGGCGATCTGACCCTGCTGCTCGGCCGAGAGCGCCTTGAGCTCGGCCGCCAGGCGCAGCGCACTGGTCCGCGACGTGCCGTAGGCCTCGGCGACCTTGAGCGCCGCCGCCGCCTCGGCCGAGAGGAGCTGGATCTGCTGGCCGGTCGCCGTCGCCTGCTGCTGCAAGGCGTTCGATCGGGCCTGGTTGGCGGCTGCTGTCGCCTCGGCCTCGGTCCGGCCGAGCTCCAGCATCTGGCGCTTCGTCTCGAGGAAGGCGCGCTCGGCCGCGGCCACGTGCGGCGGCAGCTTGGCCAGCGTCGATTCGAGATCGAGGCCGCGCTGTACTTCCTCGGCCGGCGTGCGCAGCGCGAGCAGCTCGCCGCGGATCTGCTGCAGCCGCTCCTGGAAGCGTGCGAGCTGCGAGGGATCGAGCAGCCCGGAACTGATCGCGGCCTCGGCGCGCTGGCGCTGGGTCTCGAGGTCGGCACGCCGGCCGGCGATCGTGACCTGCTGGTCGAGCCGGGCGAGCTCGTCCTTGACCGTGCGCTCGGCCTGGGTGGTCTGGCCCTTCAGCAATTCCTGCTCGGCCTTCTGGGCGACCGTGCTGGCGCGCGCCTCGAGCTGGCCGAGGTTCGCCATGCCTTCCTTCAGACGGCGCTCGCTCGCCATGATGGCCTGGTCGAACTGGTAGAGTTCGTCGCCGCGGCCTTCCTTGCGGGCCTTGTCGCGCTCCTCCTTGAGCTGCTGGAGGTTCAGCGCCTCGACCTGCACCGACTTGCGCGCGTCGGCCAGGTCCTTCGCGTCGGGCCCGTCGCCGGCCGCGCCGCCGGCCGAGTACTTGTTGATCTGCTCGACGGCCCATGCCGCGGCGACCAGCGGCGCGGTCATGGTGCGGAGCGCGCCGGCGGCCAGGTTGATGGCGCCGGTCTTGGCGAGCGAATCGAGCAGGGTGTCCCACGCCGAGCGGAGGTTCGCGGTGCTCCGCTGCAGCGGGCTCACGCCCTTCTCGTTGGCGCCGGCGAGGTTGCGCTCGAGCGCCGTCAGCACCACGCCGACCGCCTGGCTCTTCTGCCCGAGCTGCTCGAGGTTCCGGATCTGCTCGAGCTCCGCCGGCGTCAGCGCGTTGAAGACGGCGTCGAGCTTGCGCGCGCCGGCGACGGTGCCGTCGAGTCCCGACGAGAGGAATGCCGTCGCCTCGGCGAGATCGCCGCCGGTGACGCGGGCGAGGTCGCGCGACAGCGCCAGCGTGCGGCCGACCGAGTCGCCGACCATCGCGCTGTTGGTCAGCAGGGTCTGCGCGGCCTGGGCGGTTTCGGTGCGGTTGGCGCCGGGGCGGCGGGCCTCGGCGCGGATGACCGTCTCGAGATCGGCTGCGGAGATTTGCGCCGCGCGGCCGGTCGCCTGGAGCTGGATCTCGGTCTGGCGCTGGCGCGCGTTGTACTCGTTGAGCTGGTTGATCGCCGAGAGCGTGATCCCGACGACCGCGCCGATCGCGGCGACGTAGCCCGCGGCAGCCCAGGGCACCGCCGCCAGCGTGTTGCGCACGCCGCCGAAGATCTGGGTGATCTGCGGACCCTGCTGTACCAGCGTGCGGACAGCACCCTGGCCGCTGGCGAGCTGCACGAAGACGTCGTTGAGCTGGAACCCGAGCTGCGTGCGCTGGTAGAGGTTCAGACGCCCCGCCACATTGCCCAGCGACTGCGCGACGTCGTCGTTCGCTGCTTTCATGCGGCGCTGGACCTGCTCGTAGGTCCGGCCCGCCGCGGAGACCTTCTCCGTCTCGGCCGCCGACGCCCGCGCCGCGGTCGATGCCTCGCCGTAGAGTGCCTTCAGGCTCTCGGTCGACTGCGAGACGGAGAGCATGGTCGCAGCCGACTGCTTCTTCGCCGCGTCCATGGCCTGCTGCTCGGCCAGGCGAGCGAAGCCATCGGCCTGCGCCTTGGCACTGACGAGCGTCGCGGCCGATGCCTGCGAGGCCGTCGTCTCCGTTTGCTGGCGCCGCTTCTGGGCGGCCGTCAGGTTGTCGATCGACACGACGGCGGCATTGTTCGCCGCCGTCGCCTCGCGCGTGGACTTGGCGAGCTCGTCGACCACGGCCTTCGACTGCCGGCCGGGCCCGACGAAGCCTTCGTTGCGGAGCGTGAGCTCGCCCTGGACCTTGAAGGCAGTTGCCATCAGGCGCCCCGCCTGATGGCAACAGGTGGGCGGCAGCGCCTGCAGCGAAGCGAAGGCGCGAGTAAGGCGCTGTAAACAACGCCGACCCACGCGGTTCTAGTCGCGAAGGCCATCACCGCCGTTCCGCCATGGCGCGCAGCGCCGCCCGCTCCATGAGCTGCAGGTCTGCGAAGCCGGCCGGCGTGAGCCTGGTGCGGCGCAGGCCGAGAGCCGACCGGACGCCGGCATAGTCCAGGCCGATGAAGATCATGCGTGAGCCCGCGAACACGCATCGCCACTGCGTGTCGACCGCGAGGAACGTCTCGACTGCAGCACGGCAGTCCTCGGGCAGCTCCACCGTCTCGGCGGCCGACTGTTCGGTAAGCTCGCTTCGCCACCTTGCACTCTCCGCTTCGGACGCACCGAGCGCCCTGAGCTGGTCGATCGTCTCGTCGGGCGCCGCGGGCGAGACGCCTGTCGCCCACGCCCGCGCCGCCCGCTCTAGTTTTTTGCGCGAAGGCCCGCGCGCGCGCCGGAGTAGCCCGCGAGCGCACCGGTCGCGATGTAGGCGTGTGCCAGGAAGGCCTCGAGCTGGGCGTCGCTGAACGGCACTTCCTGCTCGTTCTCGTCGACGATGCCGCGCCAGCCCTTCCAGTGCTGCTTGAGGAAATCGAAGGTCGAGAGCTTCGACTTCTCTTCCCACTGCGCGTCGTCGAGGTAGACGAACTCGCACTCGCACTCCTGGACCTCGCCGCCCGGCAGCGTGATCTTCACCGGCGCCCAGAACGTCGTGATCTTCCTGAAGACGAACATGTCTTTCCCTTTCAAAGTCTCTGCCCGAGCTCCCGGCGCTTCGCTTCGCTGCAGCGCCTGCCGCTCGCCGGGGCTTCGCTACGCTGCAGCCCCTTACTCCGCGCTGATCACGTAATCGGGCGTGCCAGCGACCGACACGATCTCGCCACCGAGCTGAAGGCCGGCATTGGGTCCGAGCTTCTGTCGCTGCAGCGTCTGCATCTGCCAGTTCGTGACGGTGAGCTTCACCTTCGAGCCGGCGGCGGTGCCGTGGGTCATGGCGATCGCCTTGTAGGTGCCGGGCACGCCGATGGCGCTCTGATGGATGCGGGCCGAGAAGGCCGGCTCCTCGATCACTGCCTGCACGCTGGCGCGCCGGTCGTCGATCTCGACGTCGCGGCGGTTCACCCGCTCGATGTACTCGGCCTTCACGCCGGCGTTGACCTCGAGGCTCTGCATCACCTCGGCGATCGTGGCGATCGTGAAGGGGTTGACCGTGTCCTTGCCGACCAGCTTCGGGATCTTCCAGGCCGAGAAGTCGGGGGATGCCGGAAAGGCCGCGTTGGCGTTGGCGTCGAACAGCCCGACCAGGTCGAACTCGATCTCGGGGAACTGCCCCACGACCCAGCGGAAGATCACGTTGCCGCGCAGGCCCAGGATGCGGGTGCGGTTGGCCTCGAGGTTGAAGTAGACGGCGGCCGACTCCTGCGCGGAGTCGATCGGCGAGTACTCGACCTTCGTGTCCTCGGTGACGGTCTTGGCATGCGCCGAGCAGCGTGCCAGCCAGTCCCAGGCCGGCGCCGTGCCGGCGGCGCCGGACGAGGCCAGATAGGTCTTGCCCTTGAGCGACACCCGCCTGCCGTGCAGCGCCTTCACGACCGCGCCCATGCCGGTGCGGATCGTGTCGAGCGAAACCAGGTCGCCGGCAATGTCGTCGATCGTCACGTCCTTGAGCTGCGTCGCCGCGGTCGGCGTCGGGTCGGTGCCGTAGACCGATTCGACGGCCGCGAGCACCGCCATCCTCTCGAAACGAAGTCCCATGTCCTACTCCTCGGTGGTGGGCTGCGGCGCCGGCGGCGCCTCGGCATCCGGCTGCTCCTGGGCGAGACGCGCCCGCTCGGCCGATTCCTCGATCGGCTCGAGCTCGCCGCTCGCGAGACGGCGGAACGCGCCGCCCGTCGTCGGCAGGGCCGCCGCCGGCGGGGCGGCTTCGATGTCCTGGTTGGTCGAACCCGTTCTCTTGGCCATGACTACTCCTTCACGACGAGCTCAAGCCGAGCTGCCTCGAAAACAACATCTGGAACCACACGACGCGCGGCCGAAGGGCGAGCATCGCCAGGCCGCCGTAGGTGAGGACGCCCAGTCCGTCCTCGGGCGCCCAGCCGAGCAGGCAGTCGATCACCGCGTCGCGCGTGCCCTTCACGGCGTCGCGCGCAACGGCCTTTCCGACCTGCTCGCCGCTGCCGACGGCGATGGCGATCGCGATGCTCTCGGTCACGATCTGCGCGGTGTGCCCGCTGGCGGCCTGGTTGGCGCCGGCCTGCTCGCCGGCCAGCATGACGAAGGCGGCCGGCCGCTTGGCCGGTGGCACGGCGAACTGCTGTTCCATGATGTCGGCCAGATCCACGGCGCCGGCGACGCTCTTCAGCGCCGGGCATTCCTGGGCGAGCCGGGTGATGGTCGCGTCGATCACGCGGCGCCTCCGCCTGCGTCGACCAGGTGGTCGCGCAACGTGGCTTCCCAGCGCCGGAGGTCGGCGTCGGAGTGTCCGACGAAGGGCCGCGCCGGGAAGGTGACGAGCGATTGCGCGAGCTGGGCGCCGAAGCCGGTGCCGGCATCCGCCGATCCGCGACGGCCGGCGTGCTCGATGGAGCCGCCGAATTGATGGATGGCGGCGTGCACGACATTGGTGCCGTAGACGACGCTGTCGGGCCCGACGATGTAGGAGAACGAGCCCATGAGGCCACCGCGCAGCCCGCGGTCGATCAGCGTCCGCCGTCCCTCGGCCCTGGCAGCGGCCGAAGGCTGCCAGGCGGCGCCCTGCGGAGACTGGCTCTTCTCGAACGCGCGGGTCGTCACCGACACCATGTCCTGGCCGATGTCGTCGAGCGGCTCCCGCAGGTTCGTGCCGCGCGCGAGCAGCTCGTCGAGCTGGCGCTCGATCGCAGCGTCGTCGAGCGTGAAGCGCATCTCGACGCCGCTCATTACAGCTTCCTCAGCTCGGCGCGCGAGACGCGGCGATCGCCGGGCTCGTAGCGGATGCGATCGACGACCCCCGACGCTTCCGCCGGTGCCGGCGCCGGCACGTCCAGGATGGCGACGCCCTTCGAGATGTCCTTCAGCCGGGCGAGCGCGGCATCGCGGTTGTCGACCACGATCTTCATCGGCTCGACGGTGTAGAGCGCGTGTCGCGCGAGATCCTCGCAGATCGACTTCAGCGTCGCCGGCGCCGTCGCGAGCGGTAGCGCGTAGCGGGCGCCGATGTAGCTGTCGATGATGCTCGAGGCCGCGTCGATCGCGGCCGTCACGACGGCGGAGTCGATCTCCTGGTCACCGTCGCGATCGGCGTTGGCAAGCAGCTCCTCCTCGCCGAAGCGGGCGATGAGATCGGCCTGGGTGCAGTACGCGCTCATGTGCGACCCGCGCACATGAGCGGCGGCGGGCGGCAGGCGCCGTAATCGGCGCCGAGAGCCCGCACAGGAGCCATGGAGACGCGATCGTGCATCGCGGCTGGCCTAGATGCGGTCGCCGTAGGCAACGCCGACCGGCTGCACGGCCTGCGGCCAGGAGTAGGTGCGCGGGCCCGTGCCGGGCACGACGCTGGTCACCCAATGCTGGTCGTTGCCGTCCAGGAACACCTGGAGCTGCACGGCGCTGCCCGGATCGTTGCCCCAGGTGCGGACGATCATCGCGGGGAAGGTGTCGCCTTCCTCGACCCGATTGCCGGAGTGGATCGCAGATCCGCCTCGGCGCGCGTTGATCTCGCCGGCGTCCCGCTCGTCGAGACGATAGTGCACGATGCGGCCGATGCTGGGCTTCATGGTCTCTCCGTTGCGCTTCGAAAGCCTCGCGTCAGGCGCGGGGCTTGCGGAGCGGGCGGCGGCGCCGTTGGCTAACCGCCGCCCTGAGTGCGGTATGCGCACCCGGTCAATCTCAGGTCTGCGGCTGCTCCTCGTCCGCGGCCTCGGCTCCCTCGATCGCGTCGACCGCGATGAGGGCCTCGGCATCGGCCTCGCCGAGCTTGATCTGCTCGCCGGGCTGATAGGTCTTGCCGTCATGGGTGACGGGCGAGCGGCGGACGGTGTAGGTGCCGTTGCTGGGCTTCTTCGCCATGTTCTTCGTCTCCCTCAGGCCACGCAGTTCTGGAAGAAGAAGCCGACGTCCGCCGCGCAGACGATCTCCTTCACCCGCTCGCCCGACCGCACCAGCGTCGCGCCGGTGAGGCCCACGCGCTCGTCCGCCAGGGAGCCGGCGATCTTGTCGCCGAACTGCGCCGTGAAGCCGAACGTGACGCCGGCCTGCGGGCCCGCCGCGCGGTCGCGGTAGATCAGCGACATGTGCTTGCCCCACACGCGGGCCAGCGACGCGGTCTGGCCGCGCTTCGCCGAGTTCACGAACGAGGCGCCGACATGGATGTCCTGCAGCTCGAAGAGATCGGCCACCTCGCGGCGGCTAACGATGCCTGCGCCCTGGGCGGTGCCCTTGACCGCCTGCACGAGCTTCGGATGACGGCGCAGCACGGTCCATGCCTGCTGGCCGATCACGGCGATGTTCGGCCGCATCACCGGCACGTCGAGCGCGTCGCCGATCGCCTTCACCGGATCGGAGTCGGCATGGCTCCACTGCGAGGTGCCCGACAGGGTCGAGACCTGCGCGCCCGGGTAGGTGTCGGCGCTGAACACCAGGCCGGCGGCGCGCTGCTCACGCGCGAGCATCACCAGGTTGGTGAGGTACTCGGTCGCCATGCCCTCGGGGTCGATGCCCTCGCCCTGAGCGGCGGCGACCTCGATGTCGCGGTTGGGCACCCAGTCGTCCAGGCCGTGATCCTCGACCTTCGAGGTCTGCTCGGTGGCGGCGAAGTCGACCTGGTTGGGCATGCTCTTGCGGCCGACGCGCGTGTCGGGAACCGTGAAGCCCTGGGCGAGGTCGTACTTCAGCCAGCGGAACTCCTCCGCGGTCGGCGTGCGCGGCAGCACCAGGTCGGCGATGAGCGCGATGTCGGGGTTGCGATAGGCCAGCGCGATCGCGGTGAGGCGGGCGCTGACGGGAAACGGCTTGGTCGCCATTGACTTTCTCTCCTCAGGTTCAGTTTTCGATCACGATGGTGACGTGACCGCGCGGCGAGCCGCCCGAGCCGCCGCCGGCGACCGTGAGCTTGAGGGCCTGCCCGGCAGCGACGACGTTCGCCGCGCTCGGCGTGGCCGTGTCGACGTCGCCCGCGCCCGAGCCGGCGGTGGCGATCGTGAGCGCGCCGTCGGTGATGTCGACGCCGGCGATCGACGGCGTGATCGTGACGTCCGCCGTCGACACCGCGCCGTCGATCACGGACCACAGCTTGGCGACGGTGCCGGCAACCGGCGAAACGACGTGGTAGGCGGCATCGGCCGACAGGTCGGCGATGTCGACGGTGAGCACCGTGCGGCGGCCCGTGGAGGCCGGCAGGATCAGCACGGCGCCGATGTCGTCCGCCACGCCGGACATCTCGGCGATGCCGATGACCTGGTCGCCGTCCTTGGTGACGGGAACGGCCTTGCCGTTCGCGTCGGAGGTGAGCTTCTGGCCGCGCACGACGGTGGCGCCATAACGCACCGCGGCGATGCCGATGCGGCAGACGTCGATCCGCTCGCCTTCGGCGGCGGCCAGCGATTCGCTCACGCCGGCGTGCAGGTCTGACGCCGCAGCCGACTGGACGTACTTGCCGTCCGCGTTGGAGAGCTTGACGATGCGGAACGGCTCGACAGCCGCACCGGCGACGCCGTTTGTGTTCAGGACCATCTGGGTCAAGGATCAGCTCCCCTTCTTGGTGACGTGCGCCACGGCCTGGGCCGCGCTCACCGTGATGCCGAGCGCAGCCTGCTCGACGATGTACTTCTGCGCGTTGGCGGCGACCGCCTTGGCGTCGGAAGCGTTGAGGGCCTTGTCGACGGTCGAGGGCTTCGCGCTCTCCGCGAGCAGCTCGGGCGTGACGCCGGCGAACTTCTTGAAGCCCTCGAGGTCACGCTTGGCGTACTCGCGCGCCCACTTCTCCTGGGAGGGGAAGAGCTTCTTGTGCTGCAGCGCCAGGTCGACGACCTTGTCGGCTTCGCCCAAGGTGAGCTTGTCGAGCTCGATCTTCAGCGCGGCATGCGCCTCGATCGGCACGTACTTGGTCGGGTCGGGCTCGGCCGTGGTGCGCAGCGCCGCCAGGATGGCGTCGACGCCGGCGTCGGCCTTGACGCCGGCCTTGGCGCAGAGCGCCACCAGCACGTCGCCCTCCTTGCCCGAAGCGCCGAACTTCTGCTTCAGCGAGGCGCCGAGCGTCTCGGCGTTGAGCGCCAGGGCCGCCTTGGCGTCCATACCCAGAGCCGCGGCCAGGGCGCCCGTGAGGGCGATGAAGGAATTGAGCGCGGCCTTCACCGCATCGTCGCTCGCATCCTCGGCGAGGCCGAGGAGCTTCTTGATCCAGTCCATCGAGTTCGTCTCCTGGTTGGACGGTTGGCTCGACCGTCCGTGGGCGTTGAGCGCCACCAGGTCGAGGTTGGGGTTGTTGGTGAGGGCGGCAGTCAGCAGGCCCAGCGCACGCTTCGACTTCTTCTCGAAGGCGAAGACCGGCGAGATGCCGCGATAGTGCTTCTTCTGGATGGCCTCGAGACCGAGGTCGGTCCATTCGACCTTCCCCCAGATCGACCCGTCCCGAGCCTGGAGCTCGGCGATCCAGCCGGCTGCCGGCGCCCGGCCGCCCGCCATCGGATTGGTGGCGAGCTGGATCTGGTGGTCGAAGTCGACGGCCCAGGCGCCCTTGATGCGCTGGAGCTTCAGCGACTGAGCGATGAAGTCCTGCGGCCGGTCGTTCACGAAGGCGCGGCCGTCGGCGCCGGCGACGGCGCCGGCCGGCACGAGCTCGATCCATTCCGGCACTTCCGCCGGCAGGCCGACGAAGCACAGCGCGAGTTCGACGCCAGCCGGCAGTTCGTCCTCGGCGCGGTTGAGCGCCAGGCCGATGCCATCGACGGAAGCCAGGAAAGTCGTTGCCGCCGGCGACACCCTTGCCCTGCTAGCGAAGGCTCGGGAACCGCCGGCGGCGCTCTCTGTTGGAATCGTGTTGCGTTCGGATCGCATCGTGGGCGACCCTATGGCCACCCGGAGTCGGCCGTCAGACTATCCCGGGATGGGCTGAGACCCGGCCCCTGAGACCCGGCCTGAGACCCGGGCGTCCGACACCCTGAAGCGCTCCCGCCGCCGAGCCGCCCGCCGAGGCGGGTCTCGCCCCCGCATTCAGGGGCCGTTTAATCCGGAATAATTCACGTAAGCGGCCCCTCGGCCGGCCGTCGTGGGGGTCTGGGCGTCCCGGGGCGCTGAGGGGGCCTTTTCCGGCCCGTCGCCAGGGGTTCCGAATCGGGAGGCCCGGGACTATATTCGCCGCAGCGAAGGCGAGGGTTGCCAGTCACGGCTTATCCCCTTGCCGGGTAAGGGCCCGGGTGAACTCCGAGGCCCGTCATCTCCCTCAGCGAATCGGCTTCCCCACCGGCCAGAGCCTGACGCCGCGGCGCTGGCGCTCCAGGTAGGCCGGCCGTTCGACCGGCACGAAGGTCCAGGCCTCGAACATGCCGCGGATCGCCTGGAGCACGAGCAGCAGGGGCCGGTCGAACTCCGGCAGGTCGTAGAGCGCCAGGTGGCGGCGGCGCAGGGCTATCTGCCCGGTGCGCTCGTTCCGCTCGAACAGCAGCCACACCTCGTCGGGCTTCTCCACCAGGTCGCGCAGCACGGGCAGCCAGACGGTCCGTTGCGGCTGGATGTGCCGGCCGAGGATCTCGGCGTCGATCGACACCGGCGCGCCGTCGGGCGTGGCGAGCGTCACGCGATCGCCGCCGAGCTCGCGCCGGATGGCGTCGATCGTCTCCTCGCGGTTCGTCGCCGGCGCGCCGAGCGCAGGCGCCGGCCGCGGTGTCAGCGGGCCGGCCTCGTAGTCCTTCGGCCGGAAGGCGCGGTAAGCCGCTCCCTCGACCGGCTTCCATTCCGATCGCGTCCTGTCCCAGCCCTCGGGGATCTCGCGCTCGAGCCCGACATGCGCCTCGCCGACGTTGTAGTTGAAGCCCGGGTCGATGCCGCGGTCGAGCGCGAGCGTGCCGCCGCGGAAGGGATCGGGCTTGCGCACCAGCTCTTCCCTCGGCGGCGCCTTCGAGGGCTCGTAGCCGAAATCGTCGAGCTGCATCTTCGACAGGCTCATCACCGTGCAGCGGCAGTTCCAGCCGTTGGGCGGGTAGTGCGTCTTCCACCATTCGTCGTCGACCGGCAGCACCGTCCCGTGCCAGCGCCGATGATCGGGCCGCACATGGTCGTCCAGGATCGCGACATAGCGCAGCCAGGGTCGCCGGCCCTTCACGCGCTGGATCTGCTCCCAGCGTCCGGCGGCGCGCGCCGTCGAGAGGTTGGTCTCGAAGATCACCCTCGTGCGCCAGGCGCGGCCCTTGCGCGAGCCCTCGCCGGTCCAGCCCGTCCAGCCGTGGCGCGCGACGATCTGGTCGAACTCCTTGCGGAACTGCCTGAGGCCGGTGCCGTCGTCGATCGCCTTCTGGATCGCGCCCTGCAGGTCCTTCAGCAGCTCGTCCTTGGCGGCGCCGGCGACGACGAAGGCGCGGGCGTGCATGCCTTCGCGGATGTCGGTCCACTTCTTCGTGGGCAGCCGCACCTTGTCGCGGAAGAAGCGCGCGGCCTCCTCGAACGGCACGCCGCCGGGCTTGATCTCAGGTCTTTCGGCCACGCGCGAACCAGCGGAAGGAAATGATGTCGGCATCCGCCGGCAGCTTCGCCGCGACGACCTTCTCGACGTCGCAGTGGAAGACGGTCACGCCGCCGAGTCCGGTGCGGCCCTGCCTCACGCCGACGATGTGGTAGGCGTTCCGGCCGCCGTCGGTCTTGAAGTACTGCCCCATCCGTGGCGCCTCGTCGGAATGGAAGCGGATCTTCAAGCGTCGAGATCCCGGCCGCTGACGTTCGACAGAGCCAGCGCCTGGCCGATCAGGGTCGTGAGATCGTCGGTCTCCAGCTCGGGATAGAGCTCCAGCAGTCGAACGCCGAGATCCTCGAGAGACGACGCGGCATTCAGCGCCTCCCTGATCCGGTCCAGCCAGCCGTCGATCACGGGCTGGCCAGCATCCTCCAGCGCGGCGAGCAGGCGGTCCTGGACCTCGGCTTCGCGCTTCGCCGCCGCTGCGGCATTGGCGGCGATCGCGACCTGCTTGCCGTTGCTCGCCGCGAGCCGCGGCCGACGCAATGCCGGCGGCACCTCGCCGACCTCTCCGGGTGGCGTCTCCGAGATCCGCCCGCCGCTGCGGCCGAGCAGCTCGTCGCCGGCCGCCGGCTCGACCAGGCCGAGCTTGTCGCGGAGCTGCTTCACCTGGACCTTGCCGCCGCGATCGGCGATGCCGAAGGCGCCGTCGAGCACCGCCTTGACGTCCTCGTTCTCCTCGAAGTCGAGCGAGAGGATCGGCGGGTCGACGTCGGGCCCGTAGTTGATGGCCGTCCAGACATCGACGAGCTGCTCCTGCAGCGTGTCGGCCACCAGCACCGCATCGGCGTCGCGGATATCGCCGCGCACCTCGTTCTGCTCCTTGCTGACGGCGTGGCCGCCTGAGATCGCCTCGGTGGTCGCCTCCTGGCCGAGCACCAGTTTCGACTTCAGCCGGTTGAAGTAGGAGGCGAGCGCGCCGAACATGGCGCCGTCGCTCTTGGCCGCCTGGACGATGTCGATCGTCATGCTGCTCGGCACCGTGGCCGCCGCGTCGGCACCCATCATCGAGACCGCGTCGTGCAGCAGCGCCTGTGCGCGCTCGTCGGTGCCCGGCGGATACTTGCCGAGCCGGAAGGGCTGGCCGTAGGTGTCGGCGAAGGCCATCCAGTCGGCGACGGTGAAGGTCGTGAACATCACCGAGTAGGCGATGATGTAGGCGATGCCGCTGCGCACGCTGAGGCCGGTCTTCGCCGGATGGCGATGCACGATCCACTTGCCGGGCTGCAGGTCCTCGCCGTGCACGGTGTTGCCGTCGACGCGCAGCCGGAACAGGTCACGGTCGATCGGGTCCTGGCGGAACCAGCTCATCGGCCGCCAGCAGAGCCGCGCCGGCATCCAGGGCGTGGCGCGCCGGTCCCAGACGATCTCCGAGATGCTGATGCCCTTGCCCACCGCGTCCATCAGGTCGAACAGCTCGGCCTGCAGGCGCTTGCGCTGCGTCCACTTGCGCAGCGCGTCGGCGATCTCCTTGTCGCGCGCCCTCTCGGAGGCCGCAGTGACCTTCACCGCGAGCTGCGAGACGGCGCGTTTCCGGGTGCCCAGCACCGACGCATAGTGCGGATCGCGCTCCTCCATCTCCTCGGCGAGCTCGAAGAACGCCGCCGACGAGCCGCCCTTCACCTCGAGCAGGATCGACGCCAGCCGCTGCGGCGTGATCCCGCGATAGAGCTCGACCGACGGATGACGGCGGACGCCGCTCACCGTGGGGCCGGAGATCTCGCGGTCGAAGGACTCGAGCAGGAAGGGCTTGCCGGTCGAGGGATCGATGATGCTGGAGGGGCGCGGTGCCATTGGTGCCTCAGTGATACTTGCCGCGGCGCAGTCCGCGGCGGAACCGTTCGAAGTCGGCGCTCTCCTGGTCGCGCAGCCAATCCAGGGCGCGTTGATCGCCGGCGCCGGTGTAGCGATCGCGGCCGTGGGTGTTCACCGGCGTGTAGGCCGCCATCCACTGGTCCGCCGTCGCGCCGCCGATCGCCAGGCACAGGGCCCAGAAGCGGTCCGCATGGCCGCCTTCGTCCCGCTCGGTGAGGAGGCGAGCGATGCCAGTCGGTCCGACCAGCCGCTTGGTCTTGGTGAGGTCGGCGCGCAGCTCGTCGCTTCCCTGCGGGATGCGGATGCGCCGCTCCTCGAATCGCCGACGCGCGCCGTTGGCCAGATCGAGCTTGATCGCCGGATTCATCAGCACGCCGTGCACGCGATCGGCGCCATAGAGGCGTCCCATCTCTTCGACCGGCTGCTCGCCCATTCCGGTCTGATCGACGCCGAGATGCGTGATGCGATACTTGCGCATCATCTCGGCCACGATCGACGCCTGCTCGAGGAAGGTGATCTTGCGCTTCACCACCAGCTCGCGGCACCACAGCACGTCGCCGACGATCTCGAGCACCCAGAACACCCAGAGGTCGCCGCGCGCGGCGATGTCGTTGCCGGCGATGCAGAGGCCGCCCTGGTAGAGCTCGGGCCTGCCGGCATCGGCATGTTCGCAGGCGGTGACGAGCTCCATCGGCAGCACCGTGCCGCCGTCCTCCAGGAACTTGAGCTCGTACTCCTGGGCCCAGATGTCCTCGTCGCCCAGGCCGCGGCGCAGCTCCTCGACGTTGCGGTCCAGGCCGCCGGCGACGGCCTGCTGGATGGTGACGGTGTGACGCGACCAGATCGGGTCCTCGCCGGTCATGATCTCGTAGAACTTGTTGCCCTTGCCGTTCGGCGTCGACGTCACGCGGAGCTTCAGGCCGGTCTTCGAGATGATCGGGAAGGCCGCTCCCCAGATCGCCTTCGACTGCGCGTGGAAGGCGAACTCGTCCAGGAACATGTTGGCGCTGAAGCCGCGCGCAGTGTCCGGACTCGCCGGCACGGCGGTGATGCGGCTGCCGTGCGGGAAGATCACCTCGAAGGTCTTGTAGTCGGCGTCGAGATCCCGGGTCTCGCCCTGGACGCGGAAGACGCCTTCCTCCTCGCGCGGTTCGTCGAAGCGGCTGCGGATTTCGTTGTAGATCGCGTAGTAGGCCTTGGTCAGCGGCTTGATCGCTTCGTCGAGCGCCTCCTTGGCCTGGCGCTCGCCGCGCGACAGGATCACCCAGCGCGTGCGGCGTTCCTCGATCATGTTCTCGATGCAGTCGTCGACGATCTCGCTCGAGGTGGTGAAGGTCTTGCCGGTCTGGCGCGCGAACATGCCGGCCTTGAAGCGGGCCTTATCGGCGAGCCAGGCACGCTGGTAGTCGTGGAACGTGATGACCGGGTCCAGCCCACGCCCGAGGAACGGCGCGCTCATAACTATTCCGCGAAGCCGAGGATGCGGCGCGCCTTCTGTGCCGCCTCCTTGTCCATGTCGCCCCTCTTTTCGGCACTGGCGAGCGCGGCGGCCTGCTTGCGCTGCAGCTCGGCGGTCACCCGCTTGCGGATCAGGTTTTCGCGCTCGGCGCCGATCTTGTCGGACTGGCTGATGTTCTTGATGGCGCTCGACAGGAACACCAGGTCCTTGGGGTCGGTCTTCTCGGCCTGCTCCGGGCTCATCGCCATGAGGCGCTGGAAGGCCGCGGTCTTCACCAGCTCGTTCAGCAGCATCGACAGCGCGCCGTCGGGGTCCTTGTCGCGGTCCTTCTTCCACACCTCGGCCATCTGCTGGGCGCGGCGATACTCGTCCATGGTGCGCTCGGCACGGACCTTGTAGCGACCCACCGCCGAGCGGCTGACGTCGCCGCCCTTGTCGACGATGAAGGCGCGCAGATCGTCGACCGAGGCGCGGCCGTCGGCGATCATCCCGTTGAGGCCGGCGCGCACGTCGGCCGGCAGGTAGTCGATCGTGCTCAGCCGCCGCCGCTTGTTCTTGCCCGGACGCTCGCCAGGCCGCAGCTCGACGATCTTGCCGTCGTCGCCGGCGCCGTCCTGGGGCGTGTCGTCGGCCACGGCTCAGCGCCTCTTCGGCGAGGGTTTCTCGACGTCCGGATGGACGCGGCGGCCGTTCGCGATCTCCGACCCGGCCTCGGTGATGGTCGCGGTCATCAGCTCGAACACGGTCTCGGTCCTCACGAAGCCCTGCTCCTCGAGCCAGAGCAGCTCGGTCCTCACCTGGTCGCGCGTGCTGACGACGCGCACCTGGTCGAGCACGTCGTGCAGCAGGCTCTCGTTCGCGCAGTACTGCGGCGCGGCGTCGAGCGTGCGCAGGATCGTGATGCGCCGGTGCCGGCGCAGATGATCGGCGTAGGGACTCACCTGTGGTTCCTCAGAAAATCGTCCATGCGCTGCAGCTGCTCGCGCACCAGGCGCAGCTCGGTCGCCACCTCCGCCTGGGCACGACCCATATCCGCGAAGTCGTCGCGCAGCTCGTTCGTGACGTCGTAGCCGGGGAAGCCCTTCAGCCGCTCGTCGAGGAGGTCCTGGCGATGGTGGGCCGAGTCGGCGCGCTGCCTGGCCTCGGCGAGCTCCTTCTTGCTGGCGAAGCTGGAGCGCATCAGGAACATGATGAGCAGGACGATCGCCTGCGCGACCATGAAGCCGAGCTGGCCGAGCTTGACCGCCGTCTCGAGGTCCATCGCCGTCAGCGTCCCGCCTTCGAGCCGCCGAGCTGCTGGGCCAGCATCGCGTTCTTGGCGTCCGAGCCGCGCGAGCTGCCGACCCAGTACGACACCACCGCCGAGGCCATGCCTGATAGCGAGCCCAGCAGCATGAACGCGATGTCCTTCTGCTCGGGCGGCACCGTGCGCGTGAACAGGAGCGCCAGCATGATGCCGAAACCCGCCAGCACGAGCAGGCTCACCACGACCGCGCCGTAGGCGATCGGCGACTTCGCCTCGGCCAGGCGCACCGTCTGGTCGCGGGCGCTCTGCACGTCGTGCAGCAGCGCCAGCGTCTCCTCGCGCTCGCCGCGCCGGGCGTCGGCCTCGGCCTGGACGAGCGCCATCTTGTAGCGCAGCGCTGCGTCGGGATCGCGGGCGATGGCGGCCTCGATCTCGTTGGGATCGTCGGTGCCCAGGATGTCGCGGGCGATGCCGGTCACCTTCGAGACGGCGGACCCGGTCTTGTCGCCCATCACCCAGGAGGCGACGGTCGGCGCGAGGCCGAGCAGCAGGGGAATGAGCGGCAGGGCCATCAGGCAACCTCCAACGTGACGCCGAGAGCCTTCAGCGTCAGGGGGCCGGCGACCCCATCGGCCGGCAGGCCCTTCGACTTCTGGAAGGCGATGACGGCCGCCTCGGTGCCGGCCCCGAAGCTGCCGTCGGCCGCCACTCCCAGCGCGGCCTGGAGCCTGCGGACCGACGCGCCGCTCTCGCCCTTGACGAGAATGCCGTCGGCCTCGGCCGGCGTGAGCTGGGCGTGCGCGGCCACCGGCGTGCCGGCCGGTCGCCACCACTCGGTGATGCGGTTCGCCCAGCCTTCGGCGAAGACCGCCTGTGAGCGATCGCGGCCGACGATGCGCAGGAAGTTGTCCAGCCGCTCGCACACCAGCGGCCAGAACAGGCTCGCCTGGTCGACCGAGCCCAGCGTCTTGCCTCCCAGAACGACCATGACCGCCTTGACGGCCCGGCCGGGTCCGGAATGCGCCGAGTAGTCGAACAGGAACTCCAGGACCTTCGGGTCGGTGATGGATTCGAGGCCGCGTAGATACCTCTCGCGATAGATCGCCCGCGCTTCCGCCACGGTCAGGGCCTCGACCTCCGCGGCCGTTACCGGTCGCCTCCGCCAGTCGCCCAGCGTGCCCTGGGTGATGCCGTACTTCGTGGGGCCGCCGCGGTCGCTCGGGTGGTTGACGTAGCCGCCCTCGCGCTCGATGACGCGCGAGATCAGGGTTTCGGCGACGCTCGAGAACTGTGCCATCAGCGCACCGCCTGGGCGACGCCCAGCAGCAGGATCAGCGCCGACGGCAGCGCGATCGCGAGCAGCAGCACGGAGGCCAGGCCCTCGGACGCAATCCGTGGCGCCGTGGAGCGGTCGGTGAAGGCGGGCGGGAAGTGCATCGCGGCGTCCTCTTGGGATGCCGGCGACGCTATTGGCTCTTCGACTTCGTCGTCAGACCAACACGGGTTTGGCGGAGCCTAGCGCCTGTGGGCGCGGTCGATCATCTCCTCGATGTCGACGACGCGATCGTCTCGCCGGGACTTTGCCACAGGCTTCGCGGGTTTGGCATCCTCGGCGGGCCGATCGCCCCTGATGCGGTGGACGCTGTTGACCGACATCTTCCACTCGCGGGCGATCTCGCCGGCGGCGCGCCCGTCGGCCCGGATGGCGGCATGCTTCCGCGCGGTGGCCAGGACCCGCGCCAGCGGAACGACGATGTAATCGCCGCCGTAGCACTCGTGCAGGGCACGGGCGACGGCCTCGCCGCACTTGTGGGCCACGGCGGCGGACGGCACGACGCGCGGCACGTAGAGCCGCTGCCCGCCGAAGTGCTCGACGAGCAGCTCGACGCCATCGACGCCGGCGAGCAGCGCCACCGGCCGTAGCTGGCCGGGCAGCAGCTCGATCCTCGGATCGTGAGCGGTCCGGGGCTTCGGCATTTCAGTCGGCGTAGCCTTCGGTCGAGCGCCGGCGGCCGAGCCTGTTGTCGCGCACCAGCTTGCCGAGGCGGGTCGCGAGCTGGTCTAGATGCCCGGCCTCCATCTGGTCGATCGAGCGGGCGTTCGGCACGCACCAGGTGCTGTGCGCGTAGCCGGTGAGGCCGTTGTCGCCGGCGACGCGCGCCCACCCGGCCTTGTGCAGGCGCGCCCACTGCTCGCGCACGAGCCGGCGCTTGGTCTCCAAAGATCCGAGGCCCGCGGGGCTCTCGAAGCCCGCGCGAGCACAGATCGCCTTGACCCCCTCGATCGCCAATGCGAGCTGGTCGGCCGAGCAGAACTGCAGGCGCTCTCGCCCCGTCTGGCGCTGCACGAAGAGTTGAAGACCGACCTCCGACGGATCGTCGATGGCATCGAGGTTCCACGCGGTGATCCACAAGGCGCGAAGCCGGCTCGCCATCGGTCGCTCGTCACGGCGCCTGGCGCGACCCGCACCGAGCCGGTCGAGTTCCTGTACGACGGCATGGAGCTTCTTGTCGTCCAGGAGAGCCGCCGAACGCTCGCCGCCGATTCGTTCGAGGAGGTCGCGGTACGATTCCTCCGACAGCGCCAGCTCTTTAGCCATCGCGTGCACGCGCGCCAGCAGGCGGCGGCGCGTACCATAGTCGGGTGCCTTCGGCATCATGGCGCCACCCGGCGGCGACGGCCCGGTGTGTTGGCGCACACCGGGCCCCGTGCCTTGCCGCACCTCGCCCGGCCGAGCCGAGCCATGCCCGACCTTGCCTGGCCAAGCGGCGCCGAGAAGCGGAAGCCTAGGCTCTCCGCTCCTTCCAACCCGTCACGACGAAGCGCCCGAAGGGGCCCCGCCGAGCCGGCCTGAAATCCCCGATGCCGATCTTGCGGCCGGCATCGTCCACCAGTTGCCGCGCCGCCTCGGGCGCGATCATCGTCTCGTCCAACAACAAGTCGAAGCGCAACTTCCACTCGTCGAGCCTGGCCCGGTGACGCATCACCCGCGCGCCGCCGGCTGCCGCCATTACGACAGGCCGGCTGTCCACCTCGAAGGTTCTGGTCCCGAACATCAGCTCGGGCGGCGAGAGCCCGACGGCTGCCGGCACGATCGACGACTTTGCCGTGGTTAGCTGCTTGCGGCCGACCTTCGTGAACTGGCCCGCCTGAACGATGGCGCTTAGGAGATTCGCCGCCGGTAGGTAGAGGTCGCCCTTGTCGGTGCGATAGGCGGAGCGCTCGGCCGCCTCGCGCGGCGGTAGGCGCCGGCCGTTCATCACCGGCGACGAGGTACCGTTGACGCTCGCCTCCGCCGCTTCGTGAAACCGCGACATCAGTAGCGGCGAGAGTGAAGAGATTTCGACGGCGATCATCATGCTTTGGGTTCCTTCTCGGCGAGCCACCGCTCAACGGAGCGGAGCAGGCTGGCAGCGGCGCTGCGGGCGTTAGCAGTGAAGAGTTCGGGATGGATGAGGGCCGCTCGGGCGAGATCGAGTACCCCGCCGACGGCAAGACGCTGTTCGAGCGGCCACGGGTGCCGCGGATCGATGATGAACATGTAGGTTGATCCTTACGATTTGCGTTCAAGGGCGCGTCGCGTCCGGGTTCAACGGACGCAGCGCGGGGCTGAACAGTCGTCGTAAGGCGACCCCATCGGTCTTTAGGCTCGCGCCCTGGACATGCACCGATGGACCCCGCGCCTCCACCGGCGTGGGCAACAAAAATGGCCGCTACGGGCGACCGACCGCTCACGATTAGGCTGTTCAGGCCCAGCCAAACGGTGCGCGCAGCTCTGGAGGAAGTCAAGGCGGCTATCATTTGCCGTCCTCCCCGGCCTTGTTCACGATCTCGACCAGGTCGGGCCATTCGAGACCCGCCTTGCGGGCGGCTTCGACGCACCTCGTGAAGGTCTCCTTCGCGTCGCCCGAGAAGCTGAAGCGGCCGGTGAACTGCTCGACCATGCCGAGGCGATGGATCTCGGCCGCCATCGGCCGGAAGAGCTCGTGCAACTGGGCGACCTCGTCGTTGCGACGATGGCCGATCCGGAACGCGCGCCAGCGCGTGTCGAAGGCGAGCAGCATGCCGAGAAGCGGCATGCTCTCGAACAGGCGCGAGCCGGATGTCGGCTCGGCCGCGGGGGCCGCGTCAGCCTCGGACATCGCCCGGGTATCCCAACGCGTCGGTGATCGGATTCACCACGCGCTCGCAGATCCGCATTGTCGCCATCGGGCTGGCGATCTGCCTCCCGCCGACGACCGCCGTCACGACGGCCTCGGCCATGTCGACGGCGAGCTGCAGGTCGGCGCCGGTGATCTCGGCCGCGGCGCCGGCGTCCAGACGCCTGGCGAGATCGGAGGCGCGTGCCCGGAAGACGCCGTCCCGCAGCAGCGGGTTGTCGGCGATGATGCAGCACAGGTCGCGCAAGGCGTCCCTGAGCTGCGGCTGGTCGGTGATCCTCGTCTGCATGATCGCCTCCTAGTGAGTCGCCAGCGACGATGGCCAGGCGCCCTCGCGCGGCCGGCGCGGCGCGAGCGACGTGAGGAGCTTCACGATGGACTCGCCGCAGCCGACCACCGCATCGGGCGAGATCCTGGCCATCTCGGCCGGCAGCTCTTCCTTGGTCAGGCTGCGATCGACGGCCACCTGCTGGGACATCGTCGCCGAGCGGCCCCAGGCGTCGAAGACGAGCACCTGGAAGAGCCACCACATGCCGGGCGACACGCCGGCGAGATCGTCGGCGACGAGCCCGGAGGCATTGGCGCCGGCCACGAAGCCGAGCTGCTCGGGCGACATGGGCTGGTGCCACTGCATGCGCAGCGACTGGCCGTAGATCTTGTCGCTGCCGACCAGCAGCGCGCTGATGTAGTAGGTGCCCGGCGGGAGCGCCGGGCGGTCGTGGACGACCTGCTCGTTCATTTCACGCTCCTGCCGCTAGCTGTGGCGACCGCAGCGGCCGTCCCGGGCGGCAGCCGGTGCGCTCGCGCGGCGTCGGGAAGAGTGACGACCAAAACGGCGCCCCCCCCCGCGCTCTTCTCGACTTCGAAGCGACACGCGCTGCGGACCTGGTCGGACCCGAGGCAGGGCAACCGGCCGACGCTGATGCGGTGCCGCCTGGTTTTGCTCTTGGGCGACGGCGCCAACACCTGCAGCGGCTCGCCGGCGGCCGGCTCGAGCCTGATCTTCCCGTCGTGCTCGTTGTGTCCGATCGATAGCATGACGCGAGCGCCGGCCTTCCAGCCCAGCTCCTTCATCGTCTTGTCGTCGATCAGCAGGAACGGCGTGCCTCGGCTCTCGCTTTCCGGCACGGAAATCGAGACGGGGACATCGGGCCGGGCCTTCACTGTCGGCGTGTACTTTTGCCAGCTCATCATTAGCTCCTGATCGAGGGGTTGAACGCGGTTACGCGGACGCGACGCTGTCGGGATTGGGGAGGGCACGCTTGCGGTTGCGCTCGGCGAGCTCGGCCCGGCCGCCTTCCGCGAAGAAGCGTTCCAGGGCTGCACGACGGCCGATCTCGAAGCCGGGCTTCCGGCTGGCCACTGTCAGCCCATCGGCACGCGCCCGGTTGGCAATGAGTCGCCGCTCGGCTTCGTGAGCCGCAACAAGGCTGCAGAGCTGGTCGAGAAACGTCTCGTCTCGCGCGACATTGCGCACGAGGCCGTTCGTGAGGACCTCAACCATCGGATATCGGTGCGCCCTCAGGTCGTGCGTCCCGCTGGCGGACATCACGCCGCGAGCCGGCATGTCGAATGCCTCGCCGAGCAGCTCGTAGCCCGCACCGGTGAGATGACGCGCCACGAAGCAGAGCTGGTTGCGGATGCGCGCCTCTCGATCGATGCGGCGACCGCCGCCCAAGAGCGCGCTGGGCTGCAGGCCGTGCATCATCGCCCAGCGCCGGGCGAGCTCGCGAAGTGCGCCGGCGGCATTCATTCGTCGTCACCCGCAGCCGGCGCGGCTATCGGCTTCAGCCACCAGTCGACCTGCTTCTCGAGATCGGACTTCGGATAGCTGATGAAGGGCTCTTGCCCTGCCGCGGTGAGGTTGACGCCGAGCTTCTTCAGGATCTCGCCCGGCAGGCGCGCGAGCTGCCCCTTCAGCACGGTAACCTTCACCTTTACGACCGACTGCTGCTGGGCGCGGGAAAGGACCTCGCCGATGCGCTTGATCAGCTTGTCGGCGTCGGGCAGCTCCAGCCGGCCCTTGCCCTTGCGCCAGCCCGCGCGCACGCCGTTGATCTCGAGGCTCTGCGGCTTCTTGAACAGATGGGGAACGCGGTGGACGAGAGAAATCAGCTCGGTCTCCAGCAGTTGCACCCTCGCGGCGGCGGCCTTCAGCTTCTCGGCGTGCTGGTCGCGCACCGTGGCGAGCTTGGCCTCCGCGCGCTGCAGCTCCGTCTCAAGCGTGACGCGAGCTTCGCCAAGGCTCGTCATCCGCTCCTCGATCTGCGCGACCTCGATGTCGGTCTGACGGGTGATGGTGTCGGGCATGGTCACTTGTCCTTCGGTGTGGTGTTGACGAGGTGGATGCCGAGCAGCCGGCGGCCGAGCTCGGTCATGGGAGCCGCCCGATCGGCGGCACTGATGCCGCGCCAGTCTCGCGACGGCAGGGCGTCCTGGCGGGGGTCAACATCGCGCACGGCCGCGAGCAGACGTTCGCGCTCGCGCGGGTGAGACATGACATCAGCCATGGGGGTCCTCCTTGGAACTGAGATCGATCGCGACACCCTTCAGCGCGGCAAGGACCGCGACCGGATCGAGCCGTAGTGCCGCCAGGAGACGGCGCCGGAGGTCGCGAAGCATGAGGTCGAGCTGGCGCTCGGGATCGGTGAGGTTCTCGGCGCCGACCTCGCGAATGCCGCGCTGATAGCGTTCGAGGGCGGTCTCGTGCCTGTTCTTCGTCTGCGGTGCGACCGCTTCGATCCTTGAGCGGAGCGTGGCCAGGTCCGACGCCACTTTCGGATTGCTGGCGATCTGCTCGGCTACACGGAGCCGCGCATGCCGGACCGTGGTCGGATCGACCTCGAAGAGTCGGCCGATCGTCGAGTTCGCCTCGGTCGTGAATTCGACGGCAAGCGACAGGGTGACGTGGCGCGCCCAGATATCGACGGCGTTCTGCCGCCGGCCGCGGATCTGGGTCGCGGTCACGCCGTAGTGCTCGGCGACCACGTCAATGATCTGCGCCACCAAGGCGGCCTTGGAAGCCATGGCCGCCGGCGAGATGGGAGGACCGGCACGCGTCACGAACGCCTCGTCTCCAGCATCGCGAAGCGCGCGATGCCGGGCTTGTTGATCTGCACGACGTTGTCACCGTGCGGCGGATCGACCAGGCGGCCATAAAGGCGGACACCGGCCTGCGCACGCTCGATCGCCTGGCGTGCCGGCTCGTCGGCGTGGAGCTCCTCGGTGCGCTCCATGTCGCGGGCGAAGATGCCGACCTCCTGCAGGAGCTCGGCGAGCGCCGGCCAGCAACGCTCGATGTCCTTGGCCGTGGGCCGCTCGCGCTGGGAGTGCCAGCGCAGCGCGGCGTCGACCATATCGCTGAGGCGCTCGTCCATGGCCGTCCTCAACTGTTGCCGATCGGCCCGGCGCCGACGCGGCTCCAGGCATCGCGCATGTGGGCGATCGTGCGCGGCTCCTTGTTGCCGGCGGCCATCGCCGTCGCCGCGATCATCGTCTTCGTGAGGGCGCGCAGCGCACCGGGCTTGGAGGCGACGAGCTTCATGAACTGCCGCTCTTCCTTGTCCTCGACGGACCAGGCCTTGAGCAGCGCGTCGACGTCCGCATTGGCGGCGCGCGCCAGATTCAGCCGCAGGCCGATGCGACTATAGAGCTGGGCGAGCTGCGGCGTGCGCTCGGGATCGCCCAGCTTGGCGACGATGCTCTCGTTCCCCACCAGGACGACGCCGCAGCGCGCCTTGTCGTGCACGGTGCGGAGCTGGTCGATCGCGGCACTCTGCAGGTGCTGGGCCTCGTCGACGATCAGCAGCGCCTGGCGGTCCTTGAGGCGGCGCACGACGGCATCGGCGATCGCCACGGCGCTACGCTCGGAGGCCTTCACCGTGCTGGCCAGCTCGGACAGCAGATGGTGCACGCTCGATTTCGCCGGCTCCATGGTGGCCACGAACACCGCGGGATTGGCCGCACGGTAGTACTCGAGCGCGCAGGTCTTGCCGGTGCCCGGGGAGCCGACGATGACGCCGAAGTCCGAGAGCGTTTGCGCCCAGGTCAGCAGCTCGACGATCTGCTGGGCCGTCTTGGTCTGCAGGAAGGCGGGAGCGATCGGGACGATGGCCTTGATGCTCTTCCGGTTGCGCCGCGCTTCCAGCCACTTCGCGACCTCGGCCGCGACGCGGGCATTGTCGCCGGCGTAGCTGCCGTTGATGAAGGCGTTGAAGGTGCCGGCCGGGATGTTCGCCTCATCGGCCGCGGCTCGCTGGGTCATCTTCTCGCCGCCGATGACGCTGTTGGCGTCGCTGCGGATGCGCGCGATCGCGGCATCGTCCAGCGTCGTTTCGTTATGTGCGTCGTTCATGTATGCTAACTCCTCCAGTGCTGCGGTGGGCTTGAGGCCCGTCGTTACGGCGCCGACGACTAGATCTCGTCGGCGCCGTTTTCCTGTTCGGCGCGCACCAGCTTCAGGAAGTTCCTGATGCCGGTCTGGCCGCGTTGTTCCGGATCGTTCTGTTCGAAGGCTGTCGGCTGCATGGCCAACGCGGTCCCGCCGGCACCGAACATCGGGCGCAGAACGGTGGGCTCGGGCACCGGCGCGTCGTCGACGCGAGGCAGCAGCGCGGCGACCTGGTCGATTCCGATGACGCGCTCGGCCTCCAGCATCTCGCGCTGTGCGCGCAGCCAGGCGCTGCGCTTGTGGGCGTGCAGGCGGGCCTTCTCGACGTCGGCGAAGCCCACGGCCTCGATGACCGGGGCGCTGGCGATGAACGAGCCATCCAGCCGGTAGGCGTGGATCTCGCCGTGCAGGAGCTGTGGGTCGAACCGCACGATCAGCTTCTGCTGGGCGTGGTCGACGAGCTGCTCGGACCAATAGCGGTTGCCCAGGAGCTCGATCGAGCCGTCGCGACGCGAGCGCACGCCCTCGGCGGCGAGCAGCCACAGACGGCGCTGCTCCTCGGTGGCCCGGCGGATCGGCGCAGCGCGGTAGGACTCGTGGAAGGCTTCGTCGAAGGAGCGGCCGTTGCAGACGTCCGTGCGACGGCCGGCGCGGGCGTTGTGCAGAGTGATGCCCTCGGCGACCACGGCGACGAACCTGTCGATCGGCACCGCCGTCGAGCCGTAGTTCTCGGGCTTCGCCATCGGCGTGTTGCCGGTCCAGGCGCCGGCGAAGCGCGGGTCCTTGGCGATGTCGCTGCAAAAATCGCGGAAGGCGCGCTCGATCGGCTTGCTCTGCCCCGAGTACGGCGTCGTCCAGTGAACCTCGATGCCGAGCGTCGTCAGGATGCCCGCCGGGTCCTCCTCGCGGACCTTGAACCGGAAGCGGGTCGGCGTCCCGCCGGTCAGCATCTTCGAGGCGAAGCCGCGGCCGTTGTCGAGCCACACCTTGTCGGGCACGCCGTAGGTCGAGACGAGATCGCCGAGCGCCAGCCTCACCGTCTCGTTGTTCTCGGTGCGGTCGATGCGCCAGCTCAGCACCTTGCCGCTGAACAGATCCTGGAACGCGACCATCAGGGGTCGGCCGATCGTGCCGTCCGGCCAGCGCACCATGACGTCCCACTTATGGCCGTCGGCATTGACCGCCTCGAGCGCATGGAAGATCGAGCGGTCGCGCTGCTGCGCCGGGTAGAGGCGCTTCAGCGCCTCCATGCCCTGGCGCCCGGCGATCCGGACGCTGAGCGGCAGCGCCTGCAGGCGGCGCTCCATGGTCTTCTTCGACGGCAGCGTCCAGCCCTTCTCGGTCGCGACGCGCTCGAGACGGCGCCAGCAGCTCTCGAAAGGAGGCTGCTCGACGCGAAGGTAATCGGTACGGATGAAGTCCCAGGCATCGCCGTCGATCGGCTTCTCGCGCCCGCGGCTGCCGACGTGGCGCGGCACCAGGTAAACGGTCCAGTCGCTGCGCTCCACGCCGTCGACCTTGTTGCGCCACAGGCGGAGCGTGCGCTCGGCGACACCCGACTCGGCCGCCACCATCGTGAAGGCCGTGCAGCGCGCCGTGCCGTGATCGGCCAGGCGCTCGACGGCCAGCAGCAGCTCCATGCGCTTCTTCGCCTCGTCCTTCCGGTGCTGCGGCTGCCGCTCGAACTGGCGCCACAGCTCGGCGCGCTCGGGAGAGGGCGGGTCGATGCCGACAGGTTCCGCACCGACCGCAGGCTCATGAGCCGAGCCGACTGCTTGCCCTCCCGTGATGGCGGCGATCGCCGGCGCCATCTCGAGGCGAAGACGCGCCTCCGGCGGCAGCACGGCCGGGCTGAACTCGATCCCGCCGCCGCGACCGCGACGCCGGCGCCAGGTGCCGCGCTCGTCGAGCGGCCACTGGCGCGCAGGGTCGGCCCAACCTTCGCGGCGGGCCCGGAGCTGCATGCCGCGCTCCGTGTTCGGCAGGCCGGGCAGGGCAAGCGAGGCGAGCTCGCGAAGCGTGAACCACTTCGACATCAACGTGCCCCCGCCCGTCGCTTCATCCGTGTGAGCTGCAGTTGCCGCTCGATCTCCTCGCGCTTCTCGGCGAGCTCGACCTCGGCGATAGCGTCGGCATATCGCTCGTCGACGACCGCCCAGCCGAACGGATCGGCGAGCAGCTCGAGGAGGCGGCGATCCTTGGTGACGTGCACCAGCGCCATGAAGCGCACGGTGCTGATCTGGTGCGTGCCGCGGGCCGGGCTCACGTAGGCGTTGAGCATCGAGACGCTGACGCGCTCGCCCAGGTAGGCAGACATGCGCTCGGCCACGATCTCGCGCGACAGGCCGCACTCGGCCAGCGCGACCTTCATCGCCTTGCAGAGAGCCTGGTCGAAGGTGGCGGCGCGCACCTGGTCCGGCGAGAAGCGCACGACCGGCTCGGGCGGCCTCCAGCTCAGCAGGTCCCTGGTGTGGGGATCGCGGATGCGGCGGCTCACCGGCGCCTCCGGCGTGGGGTGCCGGCAGCGGCGCTTCCACCCGCCGCTGCCGGCGGCGCGCTACGACCAGGACGAGGGGGCGTCGGGAGCGCGCGCATGGTCATCGAATGAAGCCCTCTGCCACCATCCACCTGATGAAGGCCGCTCTGTCCTCGGGCGTTGATTGCAGAATCGCGAGCTGGAGAACCCCATGCCGCTCTTTGGGCTCGAGTTTCTCCAAGCCCAAAATTGTCCAGGCCATGGCGCAGTTTTTCCGGAGCAAATCATCGTCGTGGCCGAGAAGAGCAGCGCCGGACTCGTAGATCTTGGTCAAAGCGTCGTGTAGCGCTTGAGCAGCAGCCGAACGGGGCGGGAGATCGTTCATTGGCGCCTCGGCAATTTCGTCATGAGCCCGCTTTTCACGATCCACTCGCACAGGTCGTTTCGGCGCTTCTCGGTGAGGCTCTTGATCGCCCCGTGAAGGAATGCGTCTTGCTCGGCGGCACTGGCCTTTTTCCACGCCGCCGCGAGTGCGCCGCCCTTGCCCTTCTTGATGGCCGCACTGGCTTTCGTCGCCGTTGCCTCAGCGTAGGTCTTGCCCGCCTTCAGCTTGTCGATGATGCCGTCGCGCTCCTTGCCGGGCCCCTTTTTTGCCAGCGCAAGGAGGTGCTTCCGCTCCAGTGGCGCAGACAGAGTGGCTAGAGCACGTCGGACCGGCTTCAGTTGGCGCGCGATCTTCAGATCGTCGTAGATCATGCTCCGGCTGAGCCCGACGCGCTGGGCGACCTCGGGTGGGAGTCCGATGATCGTACTGCTTTGATCTGCAAGGTTTTTCAGGTCATTGGACTTAGTTTTTGGCGAACTAAGACCGCCGACAAGCCGGCAGAGCTCATGCGTGAAGAAGGCTCGATCGAGCGGGTTGAGATCGTGCCGGCTGTAATTCGCCTCGATCTCGCGGAGGCGCCTCTCGTCGACAGCGGCGTCGACAATCTCCGCTTCGATCTTCGCAAGGCCGACCTGCTGAATTGCCGCCAGTCGGTGCCAACCGTCGGTCAGAAGGTACTTGTCGCCCGAGCGGCTTACCTCGATCGGCGCGATCAGGGGCGGCAAACCAGCCTTCTGCTGGCGCTTGATGCTCTTCACGAGCATGTCGACGTGGGCCTGGTCGAGCGGGCGCAGCCGATCGTCGGGCACGACGATGTCGGCGATGTCTAGCGCCCGGCTCATGCTACCAATCCTTCAGGCGCCTTTTGACGGCGACGGTTCCGGTGATTCCGGCTAGCTTTCTGGCGCGGGCGATGGGCTCGCGGCGTGTCGTCGGCGAAGTAGTCTTCGGGCCATAGCGAGTAGAGCGAAACCCCGAGGCGTCTCGCGATTCCGACGCGGACCTCGTGCCACCGGCGGCCAAGGGCCATGCCGACGGCAGGAGCCGAATAGCCCAGCTCGACGGAGAGACCGGTTAGGGTCGTGCCGCTCTTGCGGATCGCCGCTTTCAGGTCTTCCGGATGCTTGTTCTTTTTCTCGGGCAAGGGAGGTGATGTCCGCGTTTGATTACATACGTCGTTTTCGTTTCATAATTAGAAACATAAATCGCCGTCATGTGCAAGCTGCGCGGATTTCATGCGCGAATCCATGGCTAAAGCTCAAAAGAAGCGCGGTCTGCCGGCACTCGTGGCGGCGGCGGAGAGAGACGAACGGCGCGTGGGAACCAACCTTCCAGGGTTGGGCGAGCGCCTCGGGCAGCTCGTGGACATGTACGAGACCCAGAAAGACGCGGCGGCGTCGATAGGCCGAGCTCCAGAGACGCTCTACAACTGGCGCAAAGGCCGCATGCCATTCTTCGGCGACGTCGCGAAGATGGCACTTGAGAAGGGCGTGCGCCTCGACTGGGTCGCGACCGGCCGTGGCGCAATGTTCGCAGGGGAGCGAGATCCTGCGCTCAATGCCGAGTACGTCTTCATCCCCCGCTACAACGTGAGGGCCGGCGCTGGCGCCGGGCAGCCCGTTCTGAGCGAAGAATTCGACGGCTTCCTTGCGTTCCGGCAAGAGTGGATTCGCCGGAAGCTGAGGCGCAATCCTGACAACCTGGCGGTGATCGAGGCCTACGGCGACTCGATGACCCCCACGATCTCGGACGGCGACGTGATGCTCGTCGATCTGTCGGAGGATCGCGTGCGCGGTTCAGCGATCTACGTCATGCTGGCGGGCGATGAGGCAGTAGTGAAGCGTGTCGAGCTCAGGCTTGACGGTTCGCTGCTGGTGAAGAGCGACAACCCGTCCTATGAGCCGATCACATTCCCGCGCGACGAAGCCGACGATCTTCGGGTCATCGGCAAGGTTGTGTGGTCCGGAGGCTTGATATGAGGCCGGCGTCGTTGCTCGCGGCCGTCTTGGTCGCCGGGTGTGGACCGACACTTCAAGAGCTGCAGGCAGAGCCGCCACGCTTCAGCGTCACGGTTCCGGTTGCCTGGGACCGGATGTCGACGTGCCTGAAGGCTGCTTATCTCGACAACTTCGGCATCAACGACCTGCCGGTCGCAGCGGAGCGGCGCACTGAGCTGATCCTAAACGTGCCGGGTCCAGGCTATGTCATCAACATGTTCGCCTTCGACATCCGCGCCGTCGGCGAAAACAGTTCGAACGTCACCTGGCGCCGTCGGACCCTTATCGGCGGCCAGGAGGGATCAGAAAGGATCGCCCGCGAGAAGGTCGAGCAGTGCGCAAAACGTGAGTAA